CAATCCTTTATCAACATTAACAATCTTCATATATGTCTTGATAAAGTGTATAGGATCTTCCATACACTTGACATATTCTGCGGCCTGTTCTTCAGTCCATTCAATCTCAACCCCTGCTGCTTTTAGATTTGGGTTGTTATGATATACTTCACTCATCAATATCTTCCTCTCTGTTTTTACCTCTTAGTCTTTCTAAGAGTTCATTGGTACTTCCAACCAATATTGCATTGTTCACTACTTTTTGGGGAACACCCCCATCTTTGGTGTTTTCTATTTTATTCATTGTTAATTGAAGTTCTATTAAATCTTTTGCTAAATCACCAGTAGTTTTTAGAAGTCCTGCAGTCACTTCGTATGCTCTGGGATGTTCACTTTCCTTTGCAATCATCATCAAATTTTGTAAAGATTCTTGACCCATAGAAACTAAATCCTTTAAAAGTTCTCTATGATATTGATAGTCTTCTTCAATATCATTATTTCTAGTTTCTTTATCTTTATAGATTTCTACATTACTTTTTTGACGTTCTATTATTTCTTGTGATTTCTTTTCTATTTTGTTATCGATTTCAAGAAACTTACTCAGTTGCTCATCATCTAGTTTCTTCATTGTTATTCTCCAAAGTCTTCATTAAATGTAGTTAAAAATTCATAGTTATCTGTTTGAAGTGCATCACTAGGATTAGTTGTTACTATTGCTTCCGCATATGTAACTTCTGAACTATCTAAGTCGCCCACTGTCGCAGTACTTGTTCTAATAATTTTTTGTTCTCTTGGAACACCATAGAAAAATCCATTTAATGTAAATTCTAATGTCCATAGAAGGGCCCTTCTAGATAAAAAGTCTCCTTCATAATCATCTTCGTATGATACAGAGTTTAATGTCAATCCTGTATCACGAATTACACTTAACTCATTTGCTTCTTTTATTGGTATATTAAAGGTAGGAGTAAAGTATGGTAATATCTGTTCTACTATTTGAGTTGCGTCATCCGCATTTTTTGCAATGACTGTTAGAGTAAATCCAATATCATAAGGCACTGGATTATACACATAATTTTTAGTATTTGGGTCTGTAGAATTTTGTCTAGACATTTTTTGTGTCTTAGAAAATTTTCTTTCTGGTGCGTATGTAAATCCAGAAATTTCAAAACTCATTCTAGGTAAAGTGATTGCAACAGAATCTCCAAGACTCCCTGCTGGTTGATTTATTCTTGCCAGATATTTTTGTGAAGGCCCATATGCAAGAGGAACTTTAACTGTTTCTAATACATCGCCGTTGGCATTTCTTCTGTCGATAGTAATGTCATCGAATATAGAGCCAAATGCAATTACATAGCTTCTAATTGTACTTCTATAATATGGACTATTACCTAACATTAGTAATCCTCACTAAATGGGTTTCCAACAGTAAAGTCGATAACTTTTTCTACATTTGTACTTGAACCAGTGAATACTGTGTCTTGGCCAGAAGTTCCATCCGTGGTATCTGTTGTCTTGTTTTCCGTATATACAATTTGTTGTGTTGCACCCAAAAGATAATTTGCACCACTGTCTCTACCAATAGTATTTGTGTTTTGTGCAAAACTCCCTGTGAGATTTGAAAGTTTCAAAACTTTAGTTCCAGAATTCCAAGTTTCTACTGTACCTGTCGCCGTTGCAGAATCAAAGTTTGCACCTTGATACACTATCTCACCTACAGTAAATTCACCAGTTCCAGTACCTAAAGTTAAATCAACAGTAACAAATGTATGTTGTTGAATGTCATCAATCTCATCAATTCCTGTATTAAATTTCTCACTTGAGAATTCAAATGATTCTGTTGATAATCTATAGACATATCTTTTACCTAGTTGCCAGAATGCAACTTCGTCTTCTACAAATTTAATTTCATAAGTTTTATCTTGTAGGGGCCAGTATACTAAGTCACCTTCCTGTGGGTATACTATAGTGGATTCTTCTTCCCACCTTTTAATAGATACAATAAGATTTAATTGATCTCTGATCTCCAAACCAAACTTCGATAAGAAGTCACCTTCTCCTTGAAAACCATCAGCATCTTCAATATACATTTCAATAGAAAATGCATCGTTAAACTCAGTTATAGTTGACTCATTAAAAACAGTATCTTCATTCACATCAGTTCTTTTTAGATAATACATATCCTGCCCGTGAATCTGAATTGATTCAGCGACAAGATTTTCTGTCAATAATTGCTCTGGTGCAAATGATGTGGTGTTAAAATACTGATTTGTAGCCATATGACTATCCCACCATAATGTCTACAGGAAGTTCATAACTTAAAGACATTTCTTGTTCCAGTTGTTCTATTTCTTGATTTGCTTCATCAAGAATTCTGGAGCCGTTGAAGGTCACACCCCCAGGCATCGCAATGCCTTCGTACTTCGATAAATTCTCTCCCCATTGTTTTTTAATCTGTGCGGTTGCATATCTTTTTAACCATCTGTCATTCCAAACATCTGTATAAACATCAGGGTCAAGAACCCTTATTGCTTCTACAATAATAAACTCACCAACAACTAATGCTTCATCCCAATCAATATCAAGATGAAGTTGGTTTTGGTGTCTATTAAATCTGATAGGAACTTGTCCAGTAATCATATCATTGACTAATTGAATATGACTCTGAGTCAATTCATATGATAACATCTCTGTACTTCTTAAATTATAAACATCATTTAAGAACATTTGATATCTGACATCAAACATATTTGTACTGTGACTTAATTTTTCGTAAAGAGGAATTACTCTTTTAATTCCAATTACTAAGTCATTAATAGGAATATATCGATTTGTAATATCGTCTTCAGTTATTTGGTGCTTGAGAAAAACATCCTCTGCCGCATCAAAATGATAATCACGATAAAACTCTAGTGCATCGTCTACACGATCTTCTACTTGTTCATCTGCGACATTTATTTGAATAACTGGAGAACCTAGTTTTCTAAGACAATATTCTTTAAATTCAGCTCTAGATGTAACTACGGCCATATCATACCTCTCTTTTGATATGACTATTTATATGTTTTTTAACTTATCCTTTTAATGGTGCCGTTGGTGGTGTAAAGTTTGCGGTATATCTTGCGAGTCCTTTAGTGATACGGAAATCTTGAACATAGCCATGAAGTGTATTAGTACTGCTATTTAAATTATTTAACGAAATATAATAGTCTCCTAAAACAGGCCTTCCTTGAACATATGTCTGTGCAGATGTCCAAGTACTTCCAACCTGAGTGCCATCAACAAAAATTTTATGGTCATTACCGTTTCTAGTAAGAGTAATATGGTGCCATGTATTAAGTGTAAGAACATTTGTAGATGAGATTACATCTGTACCATTAACATAATATCTTAGGTCAGTGTTTGAAGTATAAAAGTGAGGTACTGTTTCAGTGGTGCCTGCTCTTAAAAATGAAAATAAATTTCTACCACCACTTAAAGTCTGAATATAAGCCCATAATTCTATTGTCCAATCACCCGTTCCAAAGTTAAATGATGGATCATCATAGCCTGGAGTGAATGAAACAGCGTTTACACTACTATCCAAGTATATAGATTTTGTATCCGCAAACTTAACCTGAGTAGTTGAGCCAGTAGTGTTTCCAACTAGTGTTAGATTACTCCCTTGTGACTTATCTATAATAGAGGCATCTGTACCTTTGATATGCAATTCTGATCCTGATGAAGTAATTGGTGTAGTTCTAGGAGTAAATATCTTAGTTCCAGTTGTTGTACTAGATGTTTGGTATTCAGTTACTACAGATCCTTTAGTTAGTCTTAGATCATCTACGTTACCTTTGAACCACCCATTTCCGCCATCCCAAGTTTTTCCTCCAACCTGTAAATTGTGACCTCCAACACAAATATCATATGGAGTACTATTGGTTGCAACATCTTCTAAGATGCCATTAATAAACATTCTCCAAGTGTTACCACCTGTTCTAGTAACAACAAAGTGATACCATTGATCGTGCAGATATGTAGACTGAGTTTCTAAAAATGGATCGCCTGGGCCATACCAAGACATTTGAAATTTACTATCTCCAAGATTATCAAAACGCATACCTGAAGCCGCAACACTACCCCATCCCGCCGTAGTTCCTAAAAAACCAGGATAATTATTTCCAGTTACTTCTGGATATACCCAACATTCAATTGTTAAATCGCCCGTACCGAAATCAAAATCATCATTGTCTGCAATTTCTATAGCATCACCATTTCCATCAAAATACAAAGATCCACCGTGTGCTATTGCAGAGTATTCTGAGTAGTCGTAGGGCGATAATGGCTTTGTAGAAACATTGCCGCCTGCGGTAATAGCGTGAGCATTAGTAGAACCATCTGCGATATATGGTAAGTGACAGGTAAGTAGGGTGGTATTCGTAATTGCCGTTAAAGGTTCGGTTGGCGGTGTAAAGTTGGAAGTGTAGACTGCGGTGCCGTTTACAACACGCATGTCTCGGATGTAACCAGTAAAAGGATAATTTGAAACTTCTCCTGTATTGCCACCTATATTAATAGGGGCTGCCGCCTCAGAAATATCATCACTGTTAGAAGTAGATACTTTTGATACACCATCCACATAAATTTGCAGGGTGCCAGAATTCCTAACAACTGCAATATGGTGCCATACATTATTAGTTAATCCTGCACCAGACGTTGTTGCTCTTACGGAGATCCCACCAGAATAAAACGCTAACTCTGATGTACTATCCTTTTTGTATAATCTAAAACCATCTGAATTATTATAATCTCTCGAAACTAAAGACTGCCAAGTGCTAGTCACATTAGGACTATTCATCCAGAACTCTATTGTATAATCCTGCGTTCCGATTGCCGCTGGTGTAGCCGCAGATATTAAACTAGACCCACCAAAGTAAGTTGAATAACCACCACTACGATACGGACTAAACGTACCAGCGTGAGCATCTCCGTTAACAGTTATCGTGTGACTATTAGTTGAAGCATCAGTTATATTATTATTGTCAGATGTGCCCGTTGCTGTTGCTAATAAAGTTGTATACTTACTGTTAGAAGTATTAAATATCAGTGATAATGATGTACCTGTATTGACTGCACCATTAACACCATCAGTTGCGTTTATGGTTAATGTGAATGTTCCAATGTTAGCTTCATCAGTACTTGGCGTAACAGTAAATACATTGTCTGCTTGACTCACTGTAGCAATACTACCAAGTCCACTAGTCGAATAAGTCCATGTGAGAGGAAATCCTTCTGGGTCTGTAGAAACCGCTGTAATAACTGTAGGTGTTCCATCTCTGGCAAGTTCATAAGTGCCAGAGACACCAGTGATTGCTGATGGCGAGTCATTCTGTACTGTTGCGATTTTATACCAACCAGTGCCAGAATAGATATAAAGATTATTGTTTCCTGTTACAAATGCCTGATCTCCATTAGACATTCCTGTTTTTGCAATTAACGCAGTTATATCTGCAAGAACATCTATAGATGTAGTTGCTGGAGTAAGAGTTGGGCCTACGGCGCTGTTGGAATTCCACACTCCAACTGTTGCATCATATGTATAAATGATTGTTCCGATTTGAACCGTTTGTCCATCAGTCGGATTGTCTGGTAATGAAATAGGCATTTATCAAGAACTCCATGATTGAATCGGCCCTGATCCAGTTCCGCCAGTGCCACCTGTACCACCTGTGTCTGTACCACCTGTGTCTGTACCACTTGTAAGTCTTGGGTCGTTTTCGTCTGTTAGTTGTTGGAAAGACTTTGCACCATCTTTATCAAAATAACCAACATCTGCAAAGTTATATGTTATAAAG